TGTTAGATTCCTAACAATTAGTTAGTTATGATTAATTAAAATACAAATAAGTATATTTCTTTGTCTTAATCAGCTACAAAGTAGCCATATTAAGCAATTTAAGCACCTTTTTAGCTAGTTTCACACCCTTTCTGGTAGTTACCCCTCAATTTAATTTAATAAGCCCTTAAAACGCCTCTAATTTAATATTTAGTTGTATATAGGTTATAAATACACCTAGTCTGGGGGATTCGCACACCCTCAGCTATATTACCCAACTCTCTCTACACTTCATACTTTCCATCTGACACTTGTATGTTCTTTATGAATTCAATACCTTTATGAATCTAATAGGTTATGGCTAGAAAAAAAATGTATGATAAAAATTATCTTAAGGCAATTTCCTATTGTATGGATAATGGCATAAAGATATATCCTGTGCCTAAGAGCCGTAAAGAGTATTATCTTGAAGTTAACGACAATGGTAAAATAATACGTTCACCAGAGGCTTATGGATTAAAGCAGTGGAGTGATAAGATAGTTGAATTATACACATTCTACTATTACAAACATAACCCAACCGACAAATAGTCAGATTATATATGTTATATATATATACATAGTGTATATATAGCATAGTGTAATATATAACATAAAGTATTATATTGCATAGTGTATATCATGTATAACATATACATACATAATATCATATATAACTGACATATATTCAGTTGGAATAAAGTAAAGTACAAAAACAAATTAAATTATTATTTATAATATGGCACTAAAACAAATTGAATTAGAAGTACCAACAACTCTATCTGACATTAAACTTTGGCAATATCAAAAATATATGAAAGTCATAGAGCAAAACAAAACAGAGAATGCCGAAGACGATGAAAAGATAAATGATTTCTTAAATATGAAACTTGTAGAAATATTCTGTAATGTTTCACTAAGAGACGTTAGTAAGATTCCTTTGAAAGAGTTTAATAAAATACTAGAAATATTAAATAAGGCATTTATAGAAAAACCTAAATTAATACAAAGATTTAAACTGTTAGATGTAGATATGGGGTTCATACCTAAGCTTGATGATATAACTCTTGGTGAATATGTAGATATAGAAACTAATATTTCAGATTGGCAAAAAATACATAAAGCTATGGCTGTATTGTACAGACCAGTTAATTTTAAGGCAGAAGATAAATATACTATTGCTCCTTACAAGGTAAAAGAAGAAATACAAGAGTTAATGAAAGAGATGCCATTAGATGTAGCAATTAGTTCAATGGTTTTTTTTTACGATTTAGGGAAGGAATTACTGGTAGCTATACCGAAATATTTGGAGCAAAAACTGAAGAAAGAGGATATGCAACAGCTAGAGATGCATTTGCAAAAAAATGGGGTTGGTATCAATCAATTTATGCACTCGCTAAAGGTGATGTCAGAAACTTCGATGCAGTTACCGAGCTTCCACTCTACCAGTGTTTAAATTATTTAGCATTTGAAAAAGAAAAAGTAGACATAGAACAACAAGAATTAAAAAAAGCATATAGACAATGACAAGTTTTTACGACATATTAGATAAACTTAAAACATACCTTCAAGGCAACACAAATGTTAATTCAGTAACGTTTGGAGATATATTTGAGGTTGACCTAGCTAAACAAACTATATTTCCTTTATCACACATAATTGTAAATGGATGTACATTTCAAGACCATGTAGTGCAATTTAACCTACAAATTATCTGTATGGATATTGTAAATGAAACTAAAGAAGATAAGAAAGATTTAAACAACTACTTTCACGACATAAACAACAAACAAGATGTGTTGAATACTCAGTTTGCCGTAGTCAATGGTTTACAATCGGCACTAAGAAGAGGAGAATTGTTTTCTGACTTATATCAAATAGATACAGATTATACTGCTAATATGTTTGAAGACAGGTTTGAGAATCTTCTTGCTGGTTGGAGCTTAGACATATCAATCACAGTGGCAAACAATCAAATATCAGATATTAATGCTAACGGTCAATCTCCTTGCTAATGAGTTTTAGATTAGAAAATACTGAAAAATATTTAAGACAATACGCTAAATCTTTATTAGATAGTGCTATTTCAGAAATACAAAGAAAAGATAGGGTTAGAGAATATTCTACAGGTAACGTTACTTCTCCAATTGAAGCATCAGGACAATTACAAGAAAGTTTGAAGTTAATAGAAAAAGACACTAAATCTGTATTAGAATTGAATATTGAAGGAAACGCTTACGGAGAACAAATAGATGAAGGAACAAGAAGCACAAGTGTATCAAAAGATAAATTAATTCAGTGGATACAAAATAAAAATGGATTTAAAGACTTAAATGGAAAACCTGTAAATTTAAGTAATTTAAAAGAGGTAGGTAGAATAGCTGGGCTCATAAGTAAATCATTAAAGTTTAACGGAATTAAACAAACAAACTTTTTAACTAACATAGTTGAATCTAAATTTAAAGAACTGAATAACATAGAAGCACCAATATTAAAAGATGCTAATGATGATTTAGACAACATATTAAAAAGAGCAGGATATAAAAAAGGTGCTAATGAAACCTTTTCAATACAAACAAAAATAATACAATAATGTCAACAGTAATAAACACAAGAAGTCCATTCTACTTCAAAGTATCTAACGCAGACTTAAGCTCTGTTAAGTTAGAATTATACATATGGACTGGAACAACAGCACAAAGAAACGCATCTTATAAAAGATACACTTTAACTAAAGAACAGTTGTTAGATGAATTAGACAGGGGGACAACCACTTCTACTACAGCTAATAAATTAGTTGATAGTACACAAAACTTTAATACTACAGCTCAAGTAGGTAGCTTTATAAAGAATACAACAGATTCAACAACAGCAAGTGTTACTGCTATTGATAGCGACACAACTTTATCTATAAGCTCCGACATTATGGCTTCAGGTGAAAACTATATACTATTTGCTAAACCTTATGTTGTATTTGAATTAAGTGAGCTTGCAAGAGATTTTATGGAAACAGAGTATAATAACTACGCAACTGACACTTTATGGATAGATGCAGACATTACTATTTATGATTCATCAGGAACTATAGTTCAAGTAAACTCTCAAGATACAAACACATCTAGTTTCTTAGGCATAGATGGTTATGGTTACTTTGAAGATGGCACCAATCCTAGAAGTGTTCAATACACAACACCTATGGTGCTTCAACACAATACTACGGTTTATTATAATGATGGTGCTGATATAAAGATTCCTATATATGCAGAAGCCGAGACAGTAACAGCTACACTAACAAGCACAGCAGGTGCAGATATAAACTGGGATAATGCTGATGATTTTTGGGACACTTATGATGTGACTTGGGGTTCAGGACAAACTCCTGTAGTTATAACTGATAACGGAAACACTAATCAAAAAATACAATACTTAATTATAACAGATAGTGAGGATTTAATTGATGGAGACTATGTAACTATATCTAGTAACAATGCCTCTTATTCGGATGTAGTTATAACACTTAGAAAAGTATGTGAGCCTAAATATACCCCACTAAATGTAATATTCTATAATAAATTTGGAGCACTACAAAACCTATGGTTCTTTAAGAAATCTATGACTAATATAAATATTACCTCTGAGCAATTTAAAAATAATATTTTAGATATAGAAAACTCTGGCAGTACGCCATCATATGCTTTAAGTAAACATCAAGAAAAGAAGTTTATGGCAAACGGAAAAGAATCAATAACTGTTAATTCAGGATTTTATAGCGAAGACCATAATGAAGTTGTAAGAGAGATGTTGCTTGCAGAACAAGTATGGATTTTTGATGGCACAAATACTTTGCCGATAAATCTTAAATCTAATACGCTTCAATTCAAAAAGTCAGTTAATGATAAACTTATTAGTTATACTTTATCTTTTGACTATGCTTACGATAAAATAAATAATATTTTATAATGCAAAAAATAGTATTATACATAAAAAATAATGATGACGTCTATAAGAGAGTAGATATGTTTAATGATGAAACTATTTCGTTAACATCTAAAATACAAGATGTAAGAGACATACAAAAAGTATTTACTGACTTTAGTCAAACATTTACATTACCTGCCTCTAAAACTAACAACAGGTTATTTCAACATTGGTATAATTATAATATTGATAATGGTTTTGATGCAAGAAGTAGAAAAGATGCTATAATGGAATTAGATTTTTCTCCATTTAGAAGAGGTAAGATTTCTCTTAATAATGTTAAGATGAAGGATAATAAACCTTTTTCTTATGAAGTTATTTTTTATGGCAATACTATAAACTTAAAAGATTTACTTGGGGAAGACGAACTAAGTCAATTAGAAGATTTAGACGATTATACTCACAATTATACAAATACAAATGTCAAAACAGGACTTCAAAGTGGATTGTCTTCTGGTAAAATAATATACCCTTTAATATCTCACACTAAAAGATTTTACTACGATTCTATTCAATCTAGCCCTAATTATAGCGGCAATTTATATTACAACACATCACAAAACGGTGTTGGATTAGCTTTTGAAGATTTAAAACCAGCTATAAAGTGTATGGCTATTATTGAAGCTATAGAAAGTAAATATAATATATCTTTTACAAGAGATTTCTTCAACACAACATCTGGTACTCCATTTAGTAATTTATTTCTTTGGTTAAGTAGAAATAAAGGAGCTATAGGTGGAGATGTAAATCAAAAAGAAATATTAAGTCGTATATGTGGTGCTTGGGGTTATTCTTCTGGTGACTTAGGCTTTAATATAACTGGAGACACTTGGACTGTATCAACATCGGGACATACAAGACGTTATGACGCAGAATTAACAATAACTACAATAGGAGCAAATCAAAACATACCTTATAGCGTTAAAGCTGTTGATTATGTTACTGGAAATACACTTGCTCAATTAGCATCAGCAGCATCAGCATCAAGAAGCATGACTGTTCAATTAATATCAACATTTGAATTGGTAAATTATAAAATTAAATGGATTGTTGAATCTAACGATACTTTATCTTTTACACCCAGTTTGGATATGACAGAGTATATACTTGACCCTATAACACAAACTCCTACAGGAACAAACACTGCTGTATTTAACATAGGAGGAACTGGAGCAAGTATAGCCACAACGAGTGAAATAATAATAACAGATAATGTACCTAAAATTAAAACTATTGATTTTCTTACAGGATTATTCAAGATGTTTAATTTAACAGCATACTATATTGATGATGTCGCTGATACGGACTTTGGAAAAATATATGTAGATACTTTAGATAACTTTTATTTAGACGCAGTAAACAATCCTTCTGAAGGTAGTTATGATATAACAAAACATATAGACACAAAACAATTAACTATAGATAGAGCTTTTGAGTATAATCAAATTAATTTTGAGTATGAAAAGCCATCTACTTTATTATCTATAAATCATTTAGAACAATTTAATGAGACCTTTGGCAACGAAGAAGTAAAACCTACGTTTGTAGATAGAGGAACTAAATATGAAGTTAAAGTCCCTTTTGAACACATGAAGTTTGAAAGAATTATTGATGAAAATAAATCAAACGACTCAAAAGTTTCTGGAACTACAACTTCAACTACAACAAACAAACTTATTGATAGTACAAAAACCTTTACAACTACCGTTGCGATAGGAGATGTTGTTAATAATACAACAGACAATACTACTGCTATTATTTTATCTATAGATAGTAACACTACTATTTCTTTAAGTGCAGATATTATGCAAAGTGGAGAAAATTACAATATTGGAGAAATTAGTCCTTATGGAGATATAACTTCTCCCGCTCCATACATAACTGATATATTGTGGGGTTATTCAGCAGATGGAGATTTTGAATCAAAAACTGATGTAACTCCAGCTACAGGCGACTATTCTCCAGTACTAACTAAACCACTTGTATTTTATGCAATACAAGAAAGTATAAATACTGGGAAAGGAATTAAATGGATTTCAGATGGCACTCCTATAGAAATAACACAATATTATAGACCTTCTAACACTAATGAAGACGGCACAACATCAACTGCTGCTGATTTTACAATTAACTTTGATGATGAAATAGATGAATGGAATTTAACAAACTATAGTACAAGTGGATATACTAATTCATTATTTAAGAAATTTTATACTAATTATATTAATGGAATCTTTGAGGAAAAGAAAAGAATATACAAGTTAAAAGGATATTTGCCAACAGATATATTAGTTAACTATAGATTAAATGATGAGCTTGTGATACAAGATAGAACATTTACGATTAATTCTATAAGCACAAACTTTAAAACTGAAGTAAGTGAATTAGAATTATTAAACAAATTATAATTATGATAAAAAACGTGCTTGACTTATTGAACGCTTCTGATTGGTATGGAGCAGGAAAAAATATAGAAATTGCAAAAGGTAAATATTTAGCTGTAAAAGACTTTAAACAAATGAAAGAACAACTTAAAAGATTAAGATATGGCAAGTAAAAAAATACTTATTCAAGTAATACTTGATGATAAAAATGTAGCAGCAAAGTCAAATCAAATATCTAAATCTGTTGATGGTGTTACTAGAGCACAACAAAAATATTTTCAGGCATTACAACCTACTAATGTAGAGATTGAAAAATATAAACTATTAACTAAACAAGCACAAGCTGCAACGGAAGCGAAAGCAAGAGCAGAATTAAACGCAGCAGAAGTTACAAAACAAGGCAGGGCTCAATCTGGATTAAATAATGCAATATTATTAGAAACAGGTCGTTTAGCTTCAGATGCATCTTATGGATTTACTGCTATTGCAAACAACTTGTCTCAGGTTGTTACTTTGTTCTCTAGTTTTGCAGAAACTAATGGAGGTGTAGTTGCATCATTAAAAGAGCTAGGAAGGTCATTGTGGGGAATGGGAGGATTTTTAATTGGAATACAATTATTAATTTCATTTGGTCCAAAAATATTAGATTTCTTTACAGGAATGACTAAAGAAATGAAAGAGGCTAAAAAAGCACAAGAAGAATTAAACAACTCACTTGACGAGTTAGGTACAAAAATATTTCAAGCACAAAAATATGCCGATGCAATAGAAAATGTAAATACTAGCGAAGAGGTTAGAATAAATTTAACAAATGAATTAATTAATTTGATTCCAGAATTAACTCAAGAAGATTTTAAGTATGGAGAAAATCTAGATGATGTAAGGGGTAAAATTACAGAATATGCTTTATCACAAGCGTCTAGACTAGAAATTGATAGATTAGTAGAGGAAAATAGCGAAATATTATCAAAAGCAGCATCTGCAAGAAGAATATCAGAAATAAAGAATGAAAAAGAAAAAACAGAAGCGATGAAAAAATTCCTTGAGCAACAAGGAATGGATGTTCAAGCAAGAATTGATGAAAGAAAATATGGCGCTTTAGAATTTATTGGTACAGATGCTGAAACAATAGCAGCAGAATTTAATATGATGACTGCTGAAGCTTTGTTCGCATCTCAAGCAATAGAAAAACAATTAGAAGAACTTTATAAAAACCTTAAAAGACAGGGTGATATAGGAAAAAGAGATGCTGTAGAATTGTTAGAGTTATTTAGATTTGGATTAGAAACTAACGAATTCTATTTACAAGGTTTTACAGGTCAACAAATAATGGCTATGGAAGCTTTATCAGAAGGTGTAAAAGAGAGAAAAGATGAGTTGAATGATTTTGGTGATGCTTATATAGATAAGGCAAAACAAATAACAGAAGCAGAAAAAGCTGAAACAAAAGCTAGAGTTGCAATAAGAGAAGGTTATTTTGATGCTGCAAAATCCATTAGTCAAGGATTTAAAGCTTTAGGAGATTTAGATGACGGTTTTAAAATAGCAGCAATTATAACAGAAAAAGCTGAAGCTATAGCTAAAGTAATTGTTAAAACTAAAGAAAGTAATCAGATAATTTCAGCAGCAGGTAAAGCAAGAGCTATGTTAGGAGACCCTACAGCTATTCCAAAAAGTAGAGCAAGAAGGTTATCAAATAACATTAGTGCAGGAATAAATATTGCTGGTATAGTTGCAGCAGCAGCAGGAGGTATAAACGCAATTAAAAGTAAATCATCTGTAGGAACATCTTTAGGTGGTGGCGGTGAAGCAGGAGAAGCAGGAGAAGTGCAAGCTCCTGACTTTAATGTAGTAGGTGCTGGTGGTGTAAGTCAATTAGCAACCACATTAGCAGGTGTAACAGGGCAACCTTTAAAAGCGTTTGTTGTTAGCAAAGAAATAACATCAGCTCAAGAATTAGAAAGAAATATTACAAACACGGCATCAGTCGGTTAATTATTAAAATAAATTCAATATGAAAATAGTAGAACTACTTATAGACGAAGAACAAGAACTATCTGGGATAGAAGCTATATCTATTGTAGATGAGCCAGCAATAGAAGAAAACTTTATTGCATTATCTAAACAGCATGAAATAAAATTAGCTGAAGTAGATAAGGAAAAGAAAATATTAATGGGTGCTGCTTTGGTTCCTAACAAGAATATTTATAGACGTAACGGAGAAGATGAATATTATATATTTTTTAGTCAGGACACCGTTAGAAAAGCATCTGAATTATTCTTAATGAGAGGCAATCAAAACAAATCTACATTAGAACATCAAGCTGAATTGTATGGACTATCTGTAGTTGAATCTTGGATTATAGAAGACGATGTACACGATAAATCAAGAAAGTACAACATGGATTTACCAGTAGGTACTTGGATGGTTTCTATGAAAGTAAATAACGATGAGGTTTGGAATAACTATGTTAAAACAGGTTTAGTAAAAGGATTTTCTATAGAAGGATATTTTACTGATAAAATTGCTATGAGTAAGATAAATGAAATAGACAATGAAGAGGAAGCTAGAGAAATACTATTAGAAATTGCCAATTCAATACTAGATAACAAATATGAATTTGCTACATATAGCGATTACGGAAGTGGAGTTAGAAACAATGCTAAAAGAGGTATTGAGCTTAACAAGAAAGTAAATAATAAATGTGCCACAAGCGTAGGAAAAATAAGAGCTCAGCAGTTGTCAAGAGGTGAGAAATTGAGTGTGTCGACGATTAAGAGAATGTACAGTTATTTAAGTAGAGCAGAAACCTATTATGATGAATCTGATACTAAAGCTTGTGGAACTATATCATATTTATTATGGGGTGGTAAAGCAGGATTAAACTGGTCAAGAGGCAAACTAAGAGAACTTGGTGAACTAGATTTAAACGATGATAATCCTTGTCAAGCAGGATATGAGCAAGTAGGAATGAAAGATAAAGATGGTAGAAAAGTGCCTAATTGTGTACCAAAACAATAACTATGAGAAAAACAAATGAAACTGTAGGAAACGCTGTTCCAAGTGGTAGCAGAAGAGGTTGTATGTGTAAAGATGGTACATACTCAAGAAAATGTTGTGATGGAACTTTAAGAAGTCAAGGTGTAGGTAGAATATCAGGAGTAGGTGTTTTATTATTAGAATCAGGAGGAAACATACTACAAGAAAACGGTAATAATATAAAATTATAAATAATGTCAAAAAAAATATCACAATTAAATGCAGCTACAGAATTACAAGGAACAGAAAGTTTTGCATTAGTTCAAAGTAGCGAAACTAAAAAAGCAACTATAAGTCAAGTTATAAATTATATTCATAACACAGATATTACTGCTTCTGATGGTGTTAATCTTGATTTAGACGATTCTCTTTATGATGACTCAAGAATGATTAAATTAAGCTGGTCAGGTGGTTCTGGAAATATGGTTTTAAGTTTACCAGATGCTACAACTTCTAAAAACACAAACAGAATTATGAGAATAGTAACAAATGGAAGTTTTAACACAAATACAAGAGTGAGACTAACTCCTATAGCTGGTCAAACATTAGATGGTTCATCTGATTATTATGAGTTAAATGTTACTTATGAAGGATTAATGATTTGGTCAGATGGCGTTGAATGGTTTATAATACAGAAAAAAGCATAAAAATCTAACAACCTTTTTATATACAGTTAATTAGTTAAGATAAATTAATTTATAAATCGAAATTTATGGAAAACACTAAAGCTACATCAATTTTGAACGACATCATGGAAAAACTATCCTTAGTTAAGAAAGATGAAGTAAAAGAAGTTGAGGTGAATCAAGAAGTAAATCTTTCGGAGCAAATTAAAGAAGAAGAAAAACTATCTCAAGAACTTACTGAACTTGCTTGTCAAGAAGAAGTAAAAGAGGAGTTATCTTCTGAAGAAGTTGTATCTGAAGATTTACAAGAGGAAGTTCCTGTAATAGAGGAAGCCTCTGAAGAAATTGAGATGGATGAAATGAAATACGTAAGTAAAGACGAATTTGAATCTAAAATCTCTGAATTAAAAGGTATGATTGAAGAAATGAAATTAGGTTACGGTGAAGAAAAACTATCTATGCAAAAAGAAATAGAAAAGTTATCTGCTGAACCAGCTTCAGAACCAATCTCACACAACCCTGAAGGGGAAGTAAAACAAAACTTTAAATCTTTTGGTCAAAACAAGATAATGAGCACTAGAGATAGAGTAATGAACAGAATTGCTAATTTAAAATAAACTAAAAACTAAAATTAATTAAAAAATGGCTACTACTACATCAATTACAAGTACTTACGCTGGCGAATTTGCAGGCAAGTACATTTCTGCTGCTTTATTATCAGGTGTTACACTTGACAGAGGTGGTATTGAAATCAAACCAAATGTAAAGTTCAAAGAAGTAATCAAGAAAATTGCTACTGATGCTAACGTAATCAAAGATGCAACTTGTGATTTCACTGATACTGCAACTATTACATTAACTGAAAGAATCCTTCAACCAGAAGAATTCCAAGTAAACCTAGAGCTTTGTAAAAAAGACTTTAGAAGTGACTGGGAAGCTGTATCTATGGGATACTCTGCTTTTGACAATCTACCTCCTAAATTCAGTGACTACTTAATCGGTCACGTTTCTGGATTAGTTGCTGAAAAAACAGAAAACAACATCTGGTCAGGTGTTAACGCTAATGCTGGTGAATTCGATGGATTTGCTACTTTATTAGGTGCTGACGGTGACGTTATTGACGTTGCTGCTGGAACTGTAACTTCTGCTAACGTAATCGCAGAGCTAGGAAAAATAGTTGACGCTATTCCTTCTGCTTTATACGGAAAAGAAGATTTATACATCTATGTATCTCAAAACATTGCTAGAGCTTATGTAAGAGCTTTAGGAGGATTTGGAATCTTAGAAAATGCTGCTGGAACTGAAAACGTATCTAGCATCGGTGCTAACGGTGTATCTAATCAAGGTACTATGTGGTGGCAAAATGGAGCATTATCTTTTGATGGTGTAAAATTATTTGTTGCTAACGGACTTGGAGATAACAAAGCTGTTGCTGCTGAAAAATCTAACTTATTCTTCGGAACAGGTCTTTTATCTGACCACAACGAAGTTAAGTTAATCGACATGGCTGACCTAGATGGTTCTCAAAACGTAAGAGTTGTTATGAGATTTACTGCTGGTGTTCAGTACGGAATTGGTTCAGACATTGTACTATATTCTTAATAAATTAAATTAACCAAAAATTAGGGTAGGTGGGTAAATGCCTACTTACCCTTTTTTTATAAAAAATAATAAACTATGGCTTGCGATTTATAATTAGGTAGAAAAGAACCTTGTAAAGATGTTGTTGGTGGCATAAGAGCTGTTTATTTTACTGATTTTGGAGATTTAGGTACAGTTACAGAAACTGACGATGAAATAACGGATTTGTCTGGAACTTTCACCGCCTTCAAATATGAAGTAAAAGGAAACTCATCTTTTGAACAAAACATTACGTCTTCAAGAGAGAATGGAACTACATTCTTTGAACAAACATTAAATTTAACACTACATAAACTGTCTAAAGAAGATAATAAAGAATTAAAATTATTAGCTTACGGAAGACCTCATGTTGCTGTTGAAGATTATAACGGTAATGTGTTTGTAATGGGATTACAACATGGAGCTGATGTATCTGGAGGTACTATAGTTACTGGAGCTGCTATGGGAGATTTAAGTGGTTACACACTTACTTTATCTGCTATGGAAGTAAAACCAGCTAACTTTGTAGCATCACCTACATCTTCTGACCCATACGCTGGAATGTCTAGTGCAACTGTAACTGTAACAGTAGGTACTAATTCATAATAACTAAATTTAATTAGGTTAAATTAAGGGATGCTTCGGTGTCCCTTTTTTTATTAAAACAAATTACAGATTATTTGTTACTTATAATATGGTAATATTAACAACATCAACAGACGCTCAGAGTTTTAAAGTAATTCCTAGAAGTGCAGAAAGCTCAGTTACGTTTGAACTAACTGATAAATCTAAAAGGACTACAAGTGCCATTTCTGTTTCTGTATCTAATTCAAACGGATATATGACTGTTACAGGTAGTTTTTCTTTAGTTGAAGGCAGATTTTATTCATTTGCCATCAAAAATGGCTCTGTAATTATATATAGAGGCTCTATTTTTTGCACAGACCAAACTAATTTTAATACCTTTGATGTACATTCTGGAGAATATACAACAGAAAACACATACGATAACGATTTTGTAATAATATGAAAAAAGTAAATAAAATGGCAAGAAAAAGATATAATAGTAAACCTTTGCCAAAAGCTGAAAAAGGAAAGATACATATAGTCAATATGTCATCTTATACAAGACCTGAAATAAAAGAGCAATACAATAGAGATTGGGTAGAATATGGTGATGATAATAATTATTTTAGTTATTTAATAGACAGATATAATGGCAGTCCTACAAATAATGCTGCTATTAATGGTATAGCTGAAATGATATACGGTAAAGGAATAGATGCTGTTGATAGTAAAGAAAAAGAAGCTGACTATATAGAAATGAAAGAACTCTTTACTAAGTCTTGTATGAAAAAAGTATGCTACGACTATAAAATGATGGGTCAAGCTGCAATTCAAATAATCTATTCTAAGGATAGGAAAAAGATTGTGCAAGTAGAACATATACCCGTAGAGACGTTAAGGGCAGAGAAGGCAAATAACAAGGGTGAAATACAAGGTTATTACTATGCTAAAGACTGGTCAGAGGTTACTTTTAAAAGTCAACCTAAAAGAATACCTGCATTTGGAACAAGTAATTCAGGATTAGAGATATTATATATCAAACCTTATAGAGCTGGATTTTATTATTACTCTCCTGTAGATTATCAAGGAGGATTACAGTATGCAGAATTAGAAGAAGAGATAGCGAATTATCATATAAATAACATACAGAATGGTCTTGCTCCAAGTATGCTTATTAACTTCAATAATGGTGTTCCTACAGAAGAACAAAGGTCTCTTATAGAACAAAACATTCAAGAAAAGTTTAGTGGTTCTTCTAATGCTGGTAGATTTATATTGGCATTTAACGATAGCAAAGAGCTGTCTGCAAGTATTGAGCCAGTCATACTAAGTGATGCACATGAGCAGTATAAATTTCTTAGTGATGAATCTATGAGAAAAGTTATGGTATCTCACAGAATTGTATCACCAATGCTTGTTGGTATAAAAGACAATACTGGACTAGGTAATAATGCTGAAGAATTACAAACAGCATCTTTACTTATGGATAATACAGTTATAAGACCAATGCAAGTTACCATATTAGACGAATTAGAAAAAGTATTAATGTATAACGGAATCGAATTAGATATATACTTTAAAACACTACAACCTTTAGAGTTTACTGACCTAACTAATGCTATAACAGATGCAGAAATAGAAAAGGAAACAGGAATAAAAAAAGATGATAGTGAAGTAATAGAAGAAGAATCCATAAATATAGAAGAATAATGGCAACAGCACTATTTATAAAAAGGTCAGATTTAGTTAAAAACACTGCGTTAAATTCAAATGTAGATACAGATAAGTTTATACAGTTTATTAGTTTGGCACAAGAAATTCATGTACAAAATTATTTAGGCACAGATTTATACGATAAAATTAGTGCCGATATAATAGCAGGAACATTAACTGGTGATTATTTAGCTTTAGTAAATGATTATATACAGCCTATGCTTATACACTTTGCTATGGTAGAATACTTGCCATTTGCTGCTTATTCTATATCAAATGGAGGTGTATATAAACATAACTCTGAAAACAGTCAGATAGCTAATAAAGAAGAAATAGATTTCTTAATTCAAAAGGAAAGAGATTTTGCTGAGTATTATGCTCAAAGATTTATAGATTACATGACCTATAATGCACCATCAAAGTTTGATGAGTACTATAGCAATTCTAATCAAGATATTTACCCAGATAAAGATACAGGATTTCACGGATGGGTATTATAAAAAGGAATTACAAACCTAAAGAGGTTAACGTAAAAAAATTATTAACTTATTTAAAAAAGAAAGATAATGGCAAACACAATAAATTGGGCAGAGATGTATTGTAGCACTAATTTTGGTGATACAGCAAACGAGAGTACTTTACATATTGATTCACAACCAACTTGTTTTGAATAATGGCTACACTTTCAGGAAATAAAATAAAAGATACTTATCAGTCGCTTGTAAAGTTCTCTGATAATGGAAACATAACAACTTCAGCTAAACAATTAACTGATGGTTTTGGTAATAACTCACCTATGTTTGTATCTACAACACAAGTAGGAATAGGAGTAACACCAGAATCAGGATTGAATCTTCACGTCTTTGGAGATGCTAAAATAGGTAGCAATCTAACAGTTATTGGAAATTTAGTAGTTGAAGGAAGCACTACAACAGTAGGGACAGATACATTAACGGTAAAAGACCCTTTAATTGTATTAGCAAACAACAACACCTCCACAGACGCAGTTGACATAGGTTTTTATGGCAAATATACTCCTTCAGGTACTACACTATACTCAGGACTGTTTAGAGAAGCTCTAACAGGCAAATATAGATTGTTTAAAGGATTAGAAGACGAACCTACTACAACAGTAAACACAAGTGGAACAGGATATGCTGTAGCTACGTTAGTTTCTAATTTAGAAGGTAATGTTACAGGAAATATTACAGGTAATATAACTGGAGATGTTACTGGAGACGTTACAGGAGATGTTACTGGTGACTTAACAGGTAACGTAACAGGAGGTACTATTTCAGGTACTACAGGAACATTTAGTGGAAATGTAGATATTGACGGAACATTAGATGTAGACGATGTAATAAGTGTTGAAGGTTCTGCTTTTGGTAGAATAGAAATAGGTGGAGCTTCAGGTGGTTATGTAGATTTAAAAGCACCTAATTCAGATGACTATGATTTAAGATTAATCACAAGTGTTGGAGGTGCTGAATTATTATCTATAGATACATTAAAGTTTTATACAGGTGCAACTACAGATTTAGCATTTACTATTGATGCAAGTCAGAACGCTACTTTTGAAAATAATGTTACTATCCCAGAAACTCCTACAGCAGATACTCACGCAGCTTCTAAAGGATATGTAGATGCAGCAGTAGAAGGACAAGATACATTAGCTGAAATACTTGCTAATGGTAATACTTCAGGTGCTAATGACATTATAATGGCAGATGACCAAAGAATAAATTTTGGAACTTCTAATGCCTTAAATTTAAGATGGAGTACAACTGCTGCCTCAGGACAAGGTGCTTCAATAATAGATTCAAATAGAATATTTATTGAAACTAACTTTTTTCAATTAAATTCAAGAACTGGAGAAAGTATGATAAGAGCTACAGGTAATTCGGATGTAGAGCTTTATTATGATAATTCAAAAAAACTTGAAACAACAAGTACAGGTGTAACGGTTACAGGAAATATAAACATAGGAGACAATAATAAAATTTTATTAGGAGATAGCGACGATGTTGAAATGTATTTTGATGGTGCTACTCAGTTTGGTATAATAAACGATACTGCTGGAGGAAGTATATTTTTAAGGTCTGATAGTTTTTTGTTTAGAAATGATACTGACCAATTTTATTCATTAAGTTCTACTACTCACACATTTAAAAGTTCAGGTACTACAAGATTAACTGTAAACTCAGCTGGAATTGATGTAAATGGAAATATAAATGTTTCTAGTGATTTAACAGTAGATACAGACACTTTATTCGTAGATGCTTCAGAAGATTCTGTTGGTATTGGTTTGACTAATCCTGCTGATTATTCTGCTGATGAATTAGTTATAAGTGTACCTGACGATAGTGGAATGACTTTAGTTAGTGGAACTACAGATACAGCTTATATTACATTTGCAGATGGTACAGCAGCAGCAGACCAAGCAAACTTTATTTCACACGACCATAATACAAATACTTTAACTGTTTTTTCACAAGCTAAAGTTTCTATAGGAATACTAGAAGCTGAGGTTGCATACTTTACAGACACAGCTTTTTATGTAGATAAATCTACAACTATTGATGATACTTTAACTGTTAATGGAAACTCAACTTTTGCAGGAAATATATTATTTGATGGAAGTGGTGTAATTTCTACAAATACTTCTGATGGTTCAGATAATGCACAATTAAGTTTAGCAGGTGGTGGTGCTGATAGTGATGGAAGGGGTGCAAGAATGAGATTATATGGAAATGAACACGCATCATTAGCAGGTGTTGTAGATTTATCAACAGGAAATATTGCAGGTGCAGATATGTATTTAGGTGCAACAGACTCAATGATATTAAATACAGGTGGTTCAGAATCTATGCGTATAGATAGTTCAGGAAACGTAGGAATTAATGATACTATTGGATATGGTAAACTTGCAATTAAAACAAGCGGTACGTTTACAACAGATTCTAATGACCTTGATTTTTCAGGAGTTAATATATTAATGAAAACTACTAACACGGCAACAAATGCAGTTGGTAGTGGTATAGTCTGGTTGAAGGGTGGAAATAACACCAGAAAAGTAGCAGCTATTACAAATTATACTTATGCAGATACTGACCAATCAGGATTAAACTTTTATGTGCAAGAAACTTCAAGTGGTTCAAGTGCCACTTTAACTGAGGCAATGCGTATAGACAGTTCAGGCAACGTCGGAATTGGGACTACATCAATTGATTCATCAGACGGAAGATTAAAATTGTCAGCACCAAGCGGAGCAAGTAATGTAGCAGGTATTGCTTTATATGGTAATAATAGCGGAGGTTTTGGCGGAAGTAATGTAGTAAGGTCAAAAATTGAAAGTCAAACAGACGGAACTGCTTTTGGTGCTATAATGAAATTTTATACAAATGACACTTCAAATGTTTACCAAGAAAGAATGCGTATAGATAGTTCTGGTAATGTAAATATTGGTACACAATCAGCCGCAACTGGTAATCATAAACTTGTAGTAGAAAGTGCAAGTACAACTGGAACTGTAAATTCACATATTGCTTTGATAGGTGATAGTGCAACAAATGGACAAGGACCACAAATACTATTTTCTGAATCAGGTGATGGTCAAGCATATGCAGGTGGAACTATTGGTTTTGTTAGAACAGGTAGTAACAGTCAAGGCGATTTAGTTTTTGGAACAAGGGGAAGTGCAGGAGATGCTACTACGACTACAACAGAAAGAATGCGTATAGATAGTTCGGGTGTTGTACAAGTAAGAAATACTGAACCTACTATTCAGTTATATAATACCGATACAAGTTTAGTGGCTAACCAGTTAATAGGAACTGTAGATTTTTATAAATCTGATGGAAGTGGTGCAGGTGCAGGAGTGTCGGCTTCAATACAAGTACGTTCTGATAGTTCTATTGGTGCAAAATCATATATGGCATTTCACACAGACAATGGTACAGGTTCACAAAATGCAGAAAGAATGCGTATTGACAGTTCAGGTAGCGTAGGAATTGGACAAACAAGCATACCAAGTACAGTTTTATTAGATTTAAAAGAACCAGATGCTGGTAGTGATTTAATTATAGGGTTAACGGCTGGTACTGGAGCAAGAGCGCAAATACGTTCAGAAGCACAATCTGATAATACAACTGCTGAATTATCTTTTCATACAGTAACAGGTAGCTCAACTTCAGAAAGAATGCGTATTGATAGCAATGGTGCTTTAGGTTTAGGCACTACACCACCAACAACAAATGTGCATCCTCAACTTTTTATTGGCTCTGAATCATTTATTTTAGGAAGTACTTCAGGTGCTTTGGATATAGGTAACAATCTTTATTACAATAGTGGCTGGAAACATAGAACAACAGCAGCTGGTTCTTTACTTGATTTTGATGCTTCAGGAAATTTTATATTTTATACTGCTGCTTCAGCAGCTTCAGATAGTGCTGCTACTTTAAGTGAAAGAATGCGTATAACATCTGGGGGGTTAATTAATATGGGTCCTCAAGCAGGTTCTGGTGCAGGAAGATTAAACATATCTGCTAACCCTTCTAATAATTATCAAATAGAGTTTTTTACTTCAGCAGGAACTTCTGTTGGTACTATTACAACTTCTGGAGGTACAACTACTAATTATAACACAACTTCAGATTATAGATTGAAAGAAGATTTACAAGACTTTAACGGACTTGATAAAGTTTCTAAAATACCTGTATATGACTTTAAATGGAAAACAGATGAAAGAAGAAGTTATGGAGTTATGGCTCACGAATTGCAAGAAGTTTTACCTCAAGCAGTTTCAGGAGAAAAAGATGCAGAAGAAATGCAAAGTGTTGATTATTCTAAAATTGTACCATTATTAGTTAAGTCAATACAAGAACTAAAAGCAGAAATAGAACTATTAAAAACTCAAATAAATTAAAATGGCAAATACTTACAATTGGAGAATAAACGCATTAGATGCTAAGATTCACGAAAACGACTTAGACAATGTAATCTATACGGTGCATTGGTCTTTTATAGGTCAAGACGATTCAGAAGAACCTGTATCAGCAAGTTCAATAGGTACTTTAAGTGTACAATACAATCCTGAAGAACCTTTTATAGAATATGATGACTTAACTAAAGAAGATGTAGTTGGATGGTTAGAAGCTGGGCTTGATGTAGAAGCAATGAAACAAAACATAGACAATCAAATAGAACTAAAAAAGAATCCTGTAGACGAAACATTACGTCCTAACTGGGATTAATTTAATATATTTGTAATATAACTATAAATTTAATAAAATGTCAAAAATTAGTAAAGAAGAATTAGAATCATTATTAGAGTCAGAAAAGAAAGTTTCTGCTATTAAGCACGACTTAGGTACATTAGATGAGCAAAAGCATAATCTACTACACGCTTTAGGTCAAGTTAGAGAAGAATCTAACAAAGTAAAAAAAGAACTTGAAGACAAGTATGGTAAAATAAATATCAACTTGCAAGATGGTTCTTACGAGGAAATAAAAGAAGATAAAGAATAACGCTATGGATTTTGCAGATATGAAGATATACCTTATAAACTCAATAGCTTTTGTAGTATCATTAACTGAGGTTGAGGTATGGCTTAAAATAATACTTCTAATCTGCACGATAGTATATACTATTCAAAAAACTAAGAAATTAAAATGAGTGAGTTAAGCGAAGACAGTAAATTTGAGATTAGTATAAAAACACTTATTGCTATAGGGGTAGGATTATCCACCCTTATAGGAATGTGGTTTGCCTTACAGGCAGATATAGAGGAAGCTAAAAAGTTGCCTGAACCAGAAATTAGTAGAACAGAGTATGATTTAAAAGACAAGCTCGTTAGAGAAACTATTATGAATACTGGTAAAAAGGTAGAAGAAAACTCTGATGCCTTAAAGAAAATAGATGATAAGCTATTTGAAATAATAAGTAAATGAAAAAATTAATATTATGTGCGATATGTGTATTGGTTGCGGGCTTTGTATATAGTCAAGATGTAACAGTTCTGCAAATAAATGCAGAATGGAATAAAAAGAATAACTATGATTTAAGTGACATTACAGGAGCTACTGTAAAGTTTAGTTACTTAAAAGACCAACCTAAAGATATTCAGAATAAGATTATGGCTGTACCTGTAATTGTTATAATGGATAAATCAGGTAGAGTAAGAATGCAATATGTAGCTGATATATCTCTACAGATTAAAGCTACTAGGTTAGAAATACAGAATACTATAAATAGAATTAATAGACCTAGAAGGGCAAGTACTAACTAATGGTAAGAATAAGTAAACATATAAGCTATAAAGAAGCTACAAGAAGTGCAACAGCTTTAAGATTAGGCATAGAAAACATTCCTAATGAGTATCAGCTACAAAATATGGAGATGATAGCTAAGAAAGTATTTGAACCATTAAGAGAAGCTGTAGATGCTCCTATTAAAATAAACTCATTTTTTAGATGTGAAGAACTTAATAAAGCTATTGGAGGCAGCAGTAAAAGCCAACATTGTCAAGGACGTGCTATTGATATTGACGATATTTACGGTCACGTTAGTAATGCTTTTATGTATTATTATATTAAAGATAATCTCGACTTTGACCAACTTATTTGGGAGTTTGGTACAGATGATAGTCCTGATTGGGTTCACGTTAGTTATGTAGATGAGGACTCTAACAGAAAGAGATGTTTAAAAGCATATAGAGAAAATGGTAAAACTAAATATATAGATATAACAAATGCCTGATAAAAAGAAATTTAAAGATACTACAGTTGGTAAATTATTATTTGGAGCTGCTTCGATGATTAATCCAACACTTGGAAACGTATTAAGTGGAGTAAGCTCTCCACAAGAAGCATTATCTGAAATAGGTAAATCTAAAATATCTAATGAAGATAAAATAAAACTACAACAACTTATTTACGAACAACAAAACAAAGAAATAGAATCTATAACAAGTAGATGGAAAGCAGACGCTGCATCAGATTCTTGGCTTTCTAAAAATGTACGTCCCTTAGTTTTAGTATGGTGTATTGTTGTTTTTAGTTTAGCTGGTATATTAGACAGTATAGAAAGTGTTCCATTTCATATAGGTGCAACATGGAACGATACATTTGAAAAAGTAATGATGGCAGTAGTGTTAGCTTACTTTGGTGGTCGTACAACAGAAAAAGCCACAAGTATATTTAAAAAGTAATGGCTAAAGCAATTATAAACACATATAAGAGCAGTTCTAAGAAACGTAAGGGTATACACGCAAAAAGTAAAATGAGCGCTTTAAAAAGCTCTAAGAACTATTATAAAAAATACAAAGGTCAGGGTCGCTAAATTCAATAGGTTAATAAATAAATTCAATACCCTATGAATTTAATAGGTATTTTTATATCTTTGTGAATTCAATAGGGTGCGAATATCTGTTGATTTCTTTGTTTTCAATGAAAAGGGGTAACTAGATGTTGCCTCTTTTTTTTGTCTTTTGTCTTGCACATGACATATTTTATGTTTAGGTTTGTTGTATGGAAAACTTAACAAAGAAGTTGGTGCGTATTCAAGGGAGTTTGAAAGCGCCTAAAAATCAAAGGAACAATTTTGGTAATTACAATTACAGAAGTTGTGAAGACATTTTAGAGGCAGTTAAACCTTTACTTGCAAAAGAAGGGTTGTTGCTTACAATATCTGATTCTATTGCTCCAGAACCATTATTTGTCAATGCCGTTGCTGAAATTACAGACGGAAAAGACAAATTATCCGTAAGAGCACAGGCAGGAATTAACCTAAATAGAAAAGGTATGGATGTAGCTCAATGTTATGGAGCTTCAAGTAGTTATGCTAGAAAGTACGCTTTAAACGGCTTATTTTTAATTGATGATACCAAAGATGCAGATGCTACTAATAATCACCCTAAGGCATCTCAAAATGCGTCTACAAGCGTGTTAGAGCCAAATAAAGATTGGCTAGAAGACAAGGGTGATAAGTTTAATAAAGCTAAACAGGCTATTAAAGAGAAAGGTTTTACTATCACCGATATTAGAAAAAAATATAAAGTAAGTAAGAAAGTAGAAAAATTATTATTAACCTAAATTAAATTAAAATTATGAATGAAAGAAAATTTGTAGGAAGTGGTAAAAAAGTTGGAAGCTACGACCTAATTAACTTTACCATTAACGAAGAAATGACTAAAGATGCATGGTTTGAATATAACGGTAAGCGTTATTTAAAACTAACTATTGGTAACAAAAAAGAAGTTGACCAATATGGTAAAACTCACTCAGTATGGCTAGATGAATTTAAGCCAGACGACAAAAAGGCTGAACAACCTGCTAAAGCATTGCCTACTCCAGATTTACCATTTTAATTAACATTCCCCCATTGCTTAATTGTTTTGGGGGATTATTATCTCACATTATGACACAAAGAAAAAACACAAAATACGTTAACATTAATTTAGCATTTATGAACACAAACTTATCAATATCAGAAGCTACGGTATTATCTTATATAGATTCATTATCAATACAAAGAGGTTATTGTTATGCCTCAAATGAAAGTATTTGTATGGCATTAAACTTAAACGATAGAACTCTTTATAGAATACTTAAAAGCTTAGAAAACAAGAAATACATAAACAGGATAACAAAAAGCTTAGGAAATGATGGCAAAGAGCGTAAGATTTACGTTAGTCCAGATGCCAAGAATGTCAGTTGTATGTAATACATAGTGTAATATATAAATAAATATTACATAGTGTAATATATTACATAGTGTAATATAAAATATACACAAAAAAAATTACTATGCAAGAAAACTTTAGAAAAATTGGAATCGTACCTAAAGGCAAATACTCTCAACAGAAGGTAAAATGCCCAAAATGTAGTCATACTAGGAAAAATAAAAGTGACACATCACTGTCTATTAACCTAGATGATGGCTTATATCACTGCCACCATTGTGGTTGGAACGGTTCTGTAAACCCTAACAACAATATGATAGAACAAAAAATATATACTAAACCCACTACAAACAACTTAAAGAAAATAAATTCAAGTGCCATTAAGTTTCTTAATAGTAGAGGCATAACAAATGAGGTTATTGAAAACAATAAGATTACTACTACTAAAGATGGCAAAAGTGTTGTATTTCCCTATCTTAAAAACAACGAGCTTGTTAATTACAAAACTAGAGGCATAGATAATAAAACATTTACACAATCAAGAAATGGTCAACCTATAATATTTAACTATGATAGGGTAGTAAATCAAGACTTTGTGATATTATGTGAAGGTGAATTTGATTCGCTTAGTTGGGAGGTGGCAGGTTTTACTTGGCATACCTCTGTAAATATGGGTGCACCTAATGCCAGAGATAAAAACTTAGATAAGAAATTAGAATGTATTACAAATTCTTATGAAGTATTTGATAATGCAAAAGTAGTTTACTTGTGTACTGATAATGATGAAAACGGAAGGTATTTAGAAGAGGAACTGATAAGACGTATAGGTGCTGAAAAGATTAGAATTATTGATACTAATCCGTATAAAGATGCTAACGAAGTATTATTAAAAGAAGGCATAGAATCGTTACAGCATAGATTTAAATATGCTAGAGTGCCTAAGGTAGAAGGTATATTTGATATTAGCGACATATACGATAGTATGTTAGATGGTTATAAGAACGGACAAGAGCGAGGTTCTACAACACATATAGAAGCTATTGATAGGGCATGGACATGGAGAAACGGTGAAGTAAATATTTGGACAGGTTATCAAAATGAAGGAAAAAGTATGTTTTTAAATCAACTGTCAGTATTAAAAGCGTTTCACGATGGATGGAAGTTTGCAGTGTTTTCACCAGAAAATATGCCAATAAATGATTTTTTCCATGACTTAATAGAATGTTACATTGGCAAAAGTTCAGACCCTTTTTATGAGAATAATTATATGAGTGAAG